ATTTCCTCCGCCACCAACGGTAACGGTGATTGGCGATCCTGTTGAAACGGCGTACCCAACCGCAGTCCTGTATCCACCCGCGCCGCCACCACCTGACGCATCGCCACTAACGCCCCCTGCACCGCCGCCACCAGCGACAACAAGATATTCAACAGTAGACGGAGGAGACGGAGGAGGCGGAGGCTCCCAGAAATTCGGGAACGCTTCCGTGGGCGGAGTGAAGTTGCTTGTGTATCGGGCGTAGCCTTTGGTTAGGCGTAAGTCGTCGATGTAGCCGGTAACAATTCGGCTGGAGTCATACCCAGAACGCCCGACGTAAAAGATGTCGCCAGCGTTCAAGGTCTGTGAATTTGAACTTGTGTTTGTCGCGTCAACCGTCCCATTAACAAACAACCGGAACGTCGTTCCGCTTCTAGTGACAGCAACATGGGTCCAAGTATTGAGGGGTATTGCGGTTGATCCCGTTACGATTGCGCCGGAATAGTTGAAGTTAAACGTCAACACATTTGAAGATGTGTACGCAAACACAAATCCATTAAGGTTCCCCGGCGCACCACGGGATACGATCCCGGAATCCGATCCAGCCCCAGAAGCAGTGCGGTATAGCCAGCATTCAATCGTGAAGTTGCCAGACCCCAAATCGGTCTGCGGCGTCGGTGGTCCAGCAAGCCAATCCCCACTACCGTCGAAGTACATCGACCCTGTGCCGTATTTCACTACACTCGTGGACACCTGTGCATTACCGACCGTCTCTAGGTCAGCCATTTCAGCATTGTCGTAAATGCCGGCGTTGGTATAGTTAACAAGAAGTTTTACATCACTAGATGATGCACCATCTGATGATGTTGTTGGCGGGGATGATGGCGGCGTAAAAATTTGAGTCCCAACAGTAGTGCTAGATGTTTGATAACTTGTTGGAATAGACCCTTTAATTAAACGAGTTCCAGAAATATATCCATTGGCGTAATTAAAATCTATAGCGTAACCAATATATACATTAGCCGTAGTGCTAAAATTTGTAGCTACTGTTGCAGTTGCTGATAGCCTTCCGTTTACAAATAATCTTGCTGTAGTTCCAGAACGTGTAACTACAAGATGTGTCCATTGGTCTGCAACAAACGAATTTGTTTCTCCAGTTAAAATCCAAGCACTATAGTTATGTAATCCCCAATAAGAATTAGTTGGATTTGCTCCAAGCACCCAGCTAGTTGAGCTTGTTGCTTGTGTCATTTTAGACAGCACATCAGTTGGATTTCCGGCTGTCAATGATTTTAAGTTGGCCCAACATTCAATTGTAAAATCTCCAGTCCCAAATTGGAGATTTGCGTTGTCAGCAATACTTAAATAATCCCCGTTCCCATCAAAATACCCAGACCCACCAATAGTCGCGGCACTGTACGCCGCTGGTGCGCCAAAGGGATTAAACCGCTGGACGCTCGTGTCTCCAAAGCGGGTGATGGTGAAGCTGTTGACTGAGTTGTCGATGAAGCGGTTGGATTGGCAGGTCAGCAGTTGCGTGTTTGTGATGTCTGTGAGCGGAGCGGTCGGGGGATTGAAATTGCTTGTATAGACTGCGGTGCCTTTGACGATACGAAGGTTGGAGATGTAGCCACCAAACGCCGAAGAACCGGGGTTGTCGGCAATGATTAGCGCCGCGCCAGAAGCAGAAAAAGCACCGGCCACGGTCGCGCTGCCATACGAAACGCCATCCACATAGCCAGTCAATGTCGTTCCACTCCGCACAAAAGCGAGGTGGTGCCAATTGTTCAGCATCGGCGTGGAGCCGGTGTAGTTTATTAACTGCGCGTCTGTACCATTGTCATAGTTAATGATGTTGTCGCTTTGCTGAAACTTGAACCGCCAATCCGTGCTTCTGTACACCAACCCATCGAACTGCCCTGCACCCGTGGATTTAGTTTTGAAAATCCACATCTCGATGGTGAAGTCACCCGTAAGTTCAAAGCCTGTGCTGCTCGGAACACTAAGATAATCACCAGTCCCATCAAAATAGTTCCCGTAATACCCCGCCTGATACGGATTGAACCTGTTCGGCTTTACGTCGCCATTGATCGCCACATTGAAATTATTCGCGGAGGCGTCCGAGTTAAACGGCACAATGTCAGGGTTTGCCGCGCCGCCATTGCTTGCGCCATTCGTCCCGTCCCCATGCAGCAACATGGTGACGTAGGAAAACTGCGGGTCTGTTGGTTCACCCGCATTACCGGCAGCAGCTTGTAAATTCTTGGCAAGCATTATCAGGCTCCAGAGCCGACGTAAGCCCCGTATAAGGTCGTAGACACCTTCCAGAACACCAACGTATCAGCAGCCGTCAGGGTTGGTGCAGAGTTTCCTGTGCTTGTTACCCATGTCAGAGTCGGATAAGTAACCGTGTAACTCGATCCGTTGGTAAGCATAAGCACAATAGACTGTCCCGCCGACAGGGAATCGGTGAAGGTGGGGTTGCCTGATAAAGCACAGGTCTGCACAGTCCCGTTAGCAGGATCGAGGGCAATCGAGCCGCTTGTTCCCAATGCGTAGACTGTTTCGGTGATGCCCTTGGCGAAGGTTGCCGCTGACCCGGATAACGTCAACAGCGTCGTTCCAGCAGCCTGTAGCCCCAGAGCGCCTGAAGCATCTCCGGTAACAATTGCACCGCCTGTAACGGTGTCCGCGTTTACTGTAGTGACCACTTTAGGCTCCTTTATATCTGCAACGATCCATGTGCCATCTTGGCATTGCAGTAACGCCACCTGTTTTACCGCAGTGTTGGCATGTAATTAATTGATGTTTCCGCCCAACATGGGCTTTCGACAACTTCTCTCTAGCTTGAGCCAAGACGGGCTTTCTTGGAAGAGCGCGTAATTTCTCAATTGTTTCCTGCGTATGTTTGGCCCCAAGACGAGAACTGGGCTTACCCAACTTTGCCAAACTCTGTTTTTTACGAACATCAGCGGGGGTCTTTTTGCCCTTATTATGCGGTTCACCGCCAAAATTTCCGCCAATACCGCCGCCACAAATATTCAAACAGTTGGGATCTTGCAAGAAACCGCTGGTTTTCATGTAAGCGCGTTCCATGTCAAACACGTATTTCTCATCAGCAATTAACAAAATTTCATATTTGAGATTTTGTGTGCCGTACTTTTTGACATGGCGCATGATTCGGATGCCGCTACCCCAATAACCATTTTGCTCAACGCCGCGATGTTTGCCAATATAGAACTTCCCACCGACCGTGTCAGTGATCTTATACAGGTGCGCCGCGTTGATCGTCGTGGTCATTGGTTACTCCAATTCAATCCAAGAAACAGTTGCCTCGTCCCAACGGTATCTTTTGCCGTCAGTTGGATAAGGTGTCGGGGCATCCCAAAGGCATGTTTGTTCGTTCAAATTCCAACTTGCAAATGGCTTGGGGGGAATAAAAGCATCGCGTTGCAAGTCGTATGTAAACCCAATACCCGCATAATTTTTGCGTAAGGGACGCCCTTCTGGATGCTGACCGCCGTGAGTGTTGTAGCTGGTCTGTACCCAGCCTGAGCCAAACAACCCAGAGTCAATAACATCCTGTTCCGCCACAATGACTTGAGTGACGATGCCGTTTTCGACTTTTGCAAAATGGCTCATGGTCGTTCTCAGAAGGTAATGCTTCCAGAGGAAGTCCACTTATAAATCTTGTAGCCACCAGTGTTGGTAAATGTGGGTGAACCAGTAGTAGAGGCAGCATCTGGATAAGTGTCTGCGTATCGAATAATAACGATGCCTGATCCGCCATTCGCGCCAGCCCTAGCTCCACTATTCCAGCAACCGCCGCCACCGCCGCCTGTATTCGCTGTACCAGCAGTATTGTTTCCCGAGCCTACGTTGTACTCGCCATTGCCCCCACCGAAGGTATTGCCCTGAGAACCACCGCTACAACCACCACCAGCATAATTGACCGACGCGCCGGAGATTGACGAAGTTACGCCAGTACCCCCGTTGTTTGCGCCGTTGAATGCTGTCGTAGATCCAGCGCCTCCAGCACCACCACCGCCGCCGTAGGCATTGCCACCATTATTTCCTTGTGACGGAGAAGTTGAAGGCGTATTACCCGCGCCTCCGGTTGCGGGAGAATTAGAACCGCCACCCCCAGAACCGCCGGAGCCGCCATTCCTTTGCACAGTCCCACCAGAAGCACCGCCGCCGCCATACCCACCACCTGCGGATGTAATGGTTCCAAATACTGAACTGCTTCCTTGTGTCCCGTCATTTGCACCGCCGCCAGCGCCGCCATTCCCCCCGCCACCAACAGTAACGGTAATCGGCGATCCTGCTGAAACAGCGTACCCAACCGCAGTCCTGTACCCACCAGCACCACCGCCACCTGACGCATCGCCAATAACACCACCTGCGCCGCCACCGCCAGCAACTACCAAGTATTCAACAGTCGGTGTAATGGCAGGCCCATAAGACCCGCCAGCAAACGCGAGAGCAATTCCGCTCACGACACATTCCCCGTAATGACGCAGACGGTTCCGCTAATAAACAACACGTTGCACACACCGCGTGTTGCTAACGATACCGTCGCTTTATCTGCATCGGTTCCACCAATGTAAGCAGTCGTAATTGAGCAAGTGACCGTAATGCTGCCAGAGGTGTTATTGAAGATCACAATCGCATCACCAGCCGAAAACGTCGCGTCTGGAATCGTAATTGATCCACCAGACCCAACCTGAATCATCTGCCCAACGTCTGTCGTTACTAATTGATACGAAGTTGTTTTAGCAGACCCGGACTGAGGAATGGCGCGAACGGAACCGTAATTGTCGGTGACTGTTGTGGAGCCGTTAATGATTACTGACATCTCTTACTCCGGTTTGGTGGGCCAAGTTACGTTCCACGGGAATCCAGCTTGACCCGGAACGTCTCGCAAGGCTTTGCGGTAGTTTATCCATACCAGCGGCAACTGGATACCTAGACCATCGCTGGAAGCATCAATCGCTTTAATCGTTACCCAATCACACTCGGCCAGCTTTTTGTCGCGCTCGGCACGGATAGCTTTTGCTTGCTCCGCATCTTTTGCAGCCTTATAAGCAGCTTCCTGCTCCGCAGCGGTGGCATCTGCGTTGTCT